TGGTTTTTTCCAGTTCTTTTTGATCTTCCAATGACGCACCCTGACCGGCAGGAGGAACGGACTCATCGGCTAATTTTGCGGCGGTAGCGGCTTTCTTGACGTTTTCAAGATGGATAGCCTGATTACCGAATACTTTCTCCATATCGCCGTCTATCAATGCTTTCGCCGTTTCATCAGCAAGAGCCTCGTCATAGCCAAGCCCTAAAAACTTCGCCTTTGACTCCGATATGGACTTTTCTTTTCTCAGGTTTTCCAGCTCTGCCCTGATTTTCTCCGCCTCTTCCGCACGTTTCGCCTCTTTTTGCTCGTCGTCCGTCATTTTTGCCTGAAGCTGTTTTTTCAAATCAGCTATAGTGGAACTGGCCTTGTCAAAAAGGTCCTTCTTCACAAAACCTGACAGATCAGGCTCGTACTTCTCGATAAGAGCAAGCTTTTCCTCTGCGGTCATTTCCGGTTTGTATCCTTCTAGTTTCGTAATATCCATTTTTCTTTCTCCTTGCGTTTTTAGTTCTTCTCTGAACGTTTTTGCATTGTTTTTAAGAGGTTCTTTCCTCTGTTTTGCGGTTTACGTCTTCTCTGACGGTTTCGTTAAGTGTTGAACAGCGAGGGCATTTGATCGATATGACCGCTCCCTCGTCCATCCTGCAAAGCAATTTCCCACAAGACTTACAACGGAACTCCCTCAATCGACCTCCCCTCCTCTTTCACCGTTTGGTAATATTCAGCGCTCATCTTTGCCGCATCCTCCGGATCGGAGAACAAACCGCAGTTCGCAAAAGCGAGAGCAGGAGCGATCTTGTCGCTTGCCAGCATAGTAGTCAGTATTTGCGACTTGACAAGGCCGTTTTCAAAATTGCGTCTGGTGAACTTCGTCTCTATATCGGCAAGCCTTAAACTTGTACCAACCGTATCCCGGATCATTTTCAGAACAATCTTCAAGAACTTACGTTCTGATTCCTTGACCATCAACTCGTCGGACTTGAACCTTGATTCCGCCGATGAATGGCCGTCCCTCATGATCACCGCCGAGCCTGTATCGCTTGTAGAGAAACCGCCGTTTCTGTTAGGCATACCAACGATATTCAATACAGTCTGGTACATGTAATCGACCAAGGTTTGAGTTTGCTGCTGGTCTAATTGTTCTGCTATTATTCTTAAATCAGGCTTGTTATCGCCGTAAGATTTCAGCGTGATCAATCCGGCCTCTCTAAGAAGTTTGGCGGCATCGTCGGATATCTCGCTGTTCACCAAAACAATGAGGCTTTGAATGAATTGCTCAACGCCGTCCAGTCTGTTGGACTGAACAGTGTTAATCGCATCAAGGATAGGAAGTACGATCTCAAAAGAGCCGAGCCTTGCATTGTTCATCGGATATTCGATAATAGGGTTCTCCGAGAATTTGCGATCTTCGATTTTTTTCGTAATAGGATTCGCAACATTAATATCCGACTCAAACTCGTAATACTTGGATTCCGTATAAACACTGAAAACAAGCTTATTGTCTTTCTTGATGATGTACTTGACTCCCATCAAAGGTTTTTCGCCAAGTCCCGAATGATAAACAACAAACGCATATCTTGGATCAAGCGTATAAATCTCAAAAGGCGCCTCATCGCCGGTAAACTGAGATTTGCCCTTTTCCAGATCGGGAACAACGGTCGTTTCGATGTAGTCTTTATTAGGCATGATCATTCGATAAGCAGTACCGCAAATGTACGCCCATTCAATGAGTTCCTTGTCCAATGCGGACTTGCCGCAAAGCAGCATCATATCGTTCAGTTCGTTGATCCCTCTTGAAATCTCATCGGTACTACCACGGCTGATGTACTGCAAAGGCTCGCCGCATAATCCGCCCACCTTGAAGTTGACAATCTCGTTTGCCCTGTTTTCAACGATCTTATTGTTGATCTCAGGCCTTATTGTCTTGGTTCTTCCAAGGATAGGTTGATTTCCCTTGTAATACTCGTAAAGCGTGTTGATTTCGTTGCTGTTGCGAATATGGGTTTTCATCGCCTCTTTCAAAACCTCAACGACGTTTGCCGGAGTAATCGAGGATTCGTCGCACAGTATTTTCGTCCTGCCCGTGAACACGTCCGCAATAGTCAATTTAATTGGAAGTTCAGACATACTACCCCTCCTTTACCACGGTCTTTTCCCGATCTCTACCCTTGCAAGTGAACCTGTGAAAATTTCATCGGCAAGCATCGCCAAAGAATCGGGAGCGTCGTCATATCGGTTTTTACCTGCCTGAGAAAACATGCAAAGCTCGTCCATAAAAGCCTGATATTCCTGACTTCTGTTCTTTTCGTCTATAAAGTAAAATCTCTTGATCTCCGGCGAATATTGAATAATCCTGCCCAACTTCGATTGATTGCTTGGTGATCGTTTAGCGGTGATGTTTATTCGTACACCGTCTTTTCGCAATTGCTGATCAATACTGTCCGCATACTCATGGCCGCCATTGTTTGCCTCGTAGCGTTGTTTGTGAGGAAGATGAATCTTGGTCTTGCCTACAACCAACGGTTGAGTAACAGTCTTGTCTCCTTTGTTGAAAACAACATCATGGATGTAAATGTCGCTTCCAAACTGATAAGCAAAAGGCATTGAAAGACTGTCGCCTCCGCCCCAAGCAACGTCGCAAACAGCCACCTTGTAAGGATCGCCGTCAGGCAATATGCCGTTGTAATAATTGAGTTCCTCCTTAGGGAACAACAAGCCTTCCCGGACATAAGGTTTTCCCATGTATTTAGCCATCCAAGTAGCATCGTCGATGGATTCTTTCATGTCCAAGTAATACTCAGTGGAAAAACCCAAACCATACGGATAAACAAAATTACTTTCTCCGTTCTCGTCCAATGCAGGTAATATTCTGAATCGATATCGCGGGTTGCCTTCGTATTGCTGTTGTATTCGTCCCTGTACGTCGTCCACGGCCCATCGGGTACCGATCATCACCTGATAGGCCCCCTCTTTCATGCGGTCCTTTAACTGGTTTGCATAAGCGTTGTATTTGTTCTCCAATCTTTGAGGGTTCAATGATTCCTCAAGGTCCTCTATAAGGTCGTCGCAATATAAACACTTGGCAACCTCAACAGCACCGGTCAATGTTCCCAAGATGGATCGACAGGTTAATGTAGAAAATCTTCTTGCTCGCTTTGAACTGATATCAATGGATTCGTCATTAGCAGAAGTAGCTCCGACGAACGCTAAAGGAAACACGTCATTCCACAAGTATTGAGGATCGGTCAATATCGATAAAACCTCTTGGTAAAAACCTTTGGTCAGCTTATCCGAATGACCGCTCATCACATTGGCCATATCAGGATATTTCCCCATAAGCCAAGTCATAAAAAAACAACCAAGAGTGGACTTTCCTATTCTCGTAGGAGTCGAGATCGATAAAAAGTCCAGCTTGCCATCCTCCAAGTCCTGCAAGTCATCAACGATTACTTTCAACTGTTTTCTTCGAGGAAGATAAAATCTTCTTTCTGGAGGACGGTCAAATTCGAGGTATAAAAGATAGCTGTCAAGGTTGTCTACTGCATCAAATAACAATGTTTTCTTGTATAGGTTATAGGCACCCAAAGAACCTTCCATCGCCTCTTTATAAGCCAGCTCCCGAACCCAAGCGTTCAATGGATAAGCCTGTTTTCGATCACTAACAAGTCTCAGCAACTCAAAAAGATCGCTCATCAACTGAAATTCAGGGTTATTCCGCAACCTTGACTCGATTTCCAGTATCAGATCGTAATTTTCCATAAAAAAATGCCAACCCTCTCAGATTGGCACTCTTAGGCGCTCTTTTTTGTTTTTTAGATTTTTTTGCGATATGCCTCTTGCAAATTAGCCTCATCAAGCTCTTTGTTAAAAATCTGCTCACCGCAATGTTTACAGTAACTCACATGTGCAATTATTTCAGTCTGTTCGCCATGAACAGGATATGCACATTCACGATCGCATTTTAAGCAATATAAGCGGTTATCCATAGCAAACATCCGACCGGTCAACCTCTTTGCGCAACTCGTAATACTTGGAACGGCTTATACCTAATTGCTTTGCAACCTCAGCAGCGGTAATCTTGCCTATACGCTGTAAAAGAGAAAGACTTTCCAATAATACCATGTCAACAGATACTGGCTTTCTTCCCTCGCGGTAATTTTTGTCGCGCCTAGCAATAGCCTTGCCTTCTTGAGTACGCTCAACAATCGTATCACGCTCAAATTCAGCAAAAGCAAAAAACATCGTTCTCATCAACTTTGATGCAGGAGTATTATCCATAACACCCATGTTCAAAATATTCACACGAATACCACGGCCTATAAGCTCCTCCACTAAAGATAAACCATGCATGGTCGATCTCGCAATACGATCCAGCTTTGTAACAACCAGCGTATCACCCTCTTTTAATACTCCCAATAACTTGTCCAACTCAGGCCGACTCCGGCTAACACCGGTAAAATGCTCGCTGTAAATATTCTCGGCACCGGCATCACGCAATGCAGCCTGTTGAACCTCCAAACCATTACCATCCCTTGCCTGCCCACTAGAACTCACACGCGCATATCCGTAAATCATAGCGTGACCACCTCCTGACCAGCAGGACGACGACCACGTTTTTTCGGCTGAACAACTACCTCGTAACCCAGCGCATCGATAATCTCAACAAAATTACCAAGCAAAGGATTATCACTGTTAATTCTGACCGATACAGAACTTTGATGATTAACTCCCAATCGCTCAACAAGCTGTACCTGCGTCGTTCGTGTCTCCTTCATCGCTTGTTTGATAATATCACTGGCTTTCATGAAGCTCACCTCCAATTAGAGGTTATCATGCATAAGTGATAATGTCAAGCCTTTTTTGCTTTTTTCGTGTTTGCGGTGCTTACCCGCCCTAGCAATGCAACCCCCTATCCCCCAAGGGGTACAGCGCCGGCGATCGTCCATAAACTGCTAAATAAATGGACAATAAAATTTTATCGGTTAAATATGATAAAACCGCTTGCATATATCATAAGTATATGATAATATATATATGGGTAGCAAATACCCGCATCATACCGTGCAGGGGAGGAGTCTATGTGGATACTAGCAGCGATCATACTACTACCGATCTTTATACTGGCAGAGCTAGCAAAAGGGCAAGACTGATGATATCATACAAAAAGGAGGATAAGATCATGGCCAGATACCAACTCACACAGACAGAGCAAGGCAAGCGCGATATACTTTTTACCGGCACAGAGACCGAGGTTTTTGAGTATATCAAAGCAGAGGCCGACCAGCTGTCATACTGGACAGTCGGCGACAATCCCACGGACGGCGACACACTATATCAAAACTTTATGGCGTCCATCGCCGAGGCCCAAAGCCTATCAGATATGTACGACCCACTCGCCAGTCTTGATCACGGCTGGTGGAGACTCGATATCGAGGAGATAAGCGTAAAAGACTTACTCACACCGGATCATGTCGTAGACGCCT